TACATGCTGTTACTTGGCCAAATAAGTGGGAAATATATGATCCATATAACCCCAACGTTCCAACAAAAGAATATATAGATTATGCAAGTGATTATTATAATTCGGCGGAAAGAATAAACGAAGTTTCAAAACACAACCAAAATTGTTATGAGATGTTGTTTACAAACGAAATTAATTCTAAATTAGGCAATATCACATTTCAGCCTTACGTAAAAATTGTTGATACACAAACAAGCGATTTAGAGGGATTGGTGGCCAAAGATTATATTTTTGCAGAAACTCCATCCGGCGAGCCATGTGAAGACACCCCGCAAGCAACATCCCATACTATGTTAAAAGACTTACCTTTACCATTCTTGGGTTACTATAGGAATGAGAACAATGTATTTGGATGTAAAATTTATGATTATGTGCCTTTGGATGTTTGGTCATATTTTTATACTCATGTGTTCTTGAAAAAAATCATGGATGTTCCAGAATATAAGATGATATATGAACAATATGGTATCAAACCATTTTTCAAGGAAATAAAATTTGGAATTCGCATGGTTTATTCCAGAAAGGACTATTCTATTGATATTGGTGATAAAATAAAAGAATTGGTCGGAAGCAACAATCTCAAGAAAGCTAAAGCAATTTATAATTTTAGAAGAGAAGTATCCACTACTCAGACTAAAACATATAAAACTCACCCATCTACAACTGCATCGCCGGGCCCGGATGTTGTACAAGCTGTTGTAACTGACGGAGAAGTGGTATATTTGAATCCGGATGTAAATCTTTCATCTGTCTGGGGCGCTGCAGCCGGCGGCCCCGAAGCAAAATTATGGTATGTTAAACAATTAGAAGAATTATCTAAGTCTCACGAGGGTCAAAACTGGCCTTCGATAGTAAAAGAAACAACTGATGCTATTAATTTAGCACCAGAATTGCAAATACCTATTGTTGAAGTTGAAAGACATCTTGATTTTCATCATAATCCTCATGGTTTTTCAATAGGTGGTTTCTCTGGCGTAAGTCAAAATCGTCCTGGTAATTTTTTCTCATATGACGAGTTGGGATATTTAGCCTCAGATCCCATGTATATTGGCTCTAATACTAGCGTTTCAGACCTACAATCAGATGCATATGCAGATACAATAAAAGGAGTAATCAATAATCCAGCCCAATTCTTTTATAAGAGAATTGCCAAAGATTTGCTTGCTGAATTAAAACAAACACCAGAATTTAGATTGATGTTTGAACATTTATTTCCAATGCATAGATATATGTCTTTGGCTTTCCTATATTCTGGTGATGGCTTATCTAAGTTTATTCCTGAACCGACAGACGTTTTAGACGAAACAAAAGAAGCTATTCTTACCACAATTCAATCATTATTCGAATCTGATAATTTTGTATATGATTCTACTGTTGGGGAAAGTATGCTTGAGGCCTCACTGATGCGAGGTTCTCTCGGGACAAGAGGCAACTCACCTGACACAACAAAGATGTTGTTGAAGATAATTTTTATGACACCTTTGTTGATATTGAAAGGGCTGGTAGAGCTTATAGATCCTGCTATTTCAATATCAAAGAAAATTATCGATCTTGCTGCAACCATTGCAGCTACGATTATTAGTGGAATAGAACAGGGTATTCGAGCTGCCATAACTGTTGCGGAACAAGATAAAATATCTGCTGAATTTGCGGTCAGCCAAGCAGAAGTTAACGCACAAATTGCATCAGACCCTGCCAAGATTCAGTGGAAATTAATTAGTCCAACTGATAGAGCAGCTGCTTATGGGAATACTACTTTAAATCTTGATGGTCCTATCAAGGGCTGGGAGTTTCCAAATGATGCTAGCGTTGAAGTCGACCCAGAGACCGGTGAACAAATTGCGCAACAGCAAGGTGATGTAGAGATTTCACAAGACTTCTTAAATGCGCTAGCTGATGTACAAGATAAATATAGTGAGTGGCAAGATGCAGGCCTTGAGGTGAGATCAGTTGATATTCTTCTTAATGGTGATCCCAATGATCCGAAGTCGATAGGCCTCAAGGGCGATCTAAATGAAACCTTAAAACAAGCTAAAGAGATTACTGATGCAGCTTTTAGCTCTCCCTACGCTCTCCCATCGTTGTGGGCTTCTTTGGTTCCCTCAACAATACCATTTTTTGGTGGCTTATCCCCGATGGGAGGTCCACCCAGTACTATTCCTGGCATGATTTATCTTGCTTTATTGTTTTTAGATATGTACGAAGAAAAACAACATGATGATGGTCAACTTAGTGAGGAAGAAGATTGTGATGAACAATTATAAGTTTCATTTTGCGTTACTATTTATGTTAATAGATTGTAGGAATTTTTAATATGAATGGAATCGGACCCCAATTGCCGCTTGCTCGTGATAGTAAAAGTGGTGCTTATTCTTTAGTAACTTTATACAAGAATGAAGTAAAACAAAATTTAAAAAATTTGATGTTAACTTCTCCTGGCGAACGCGTTATGTTGCCTGATTTTGGGGTTGGTTTGAGACATTTTCTTTTCGAGCCAGAAAAAGGATTGGCGTCGGAAATAAAAAGTAGAATATTTTCTCAAGTTGGAAAATATATGCCATTTGTAAAAATTAAGAATGTAAAATTTAAACCGGCTAGAGAGAATCGTAGTAATCCTAATATGTTATCAATTATAATTGAATATAATATTCCGAGTTTGAATTCGAATTCAACTTTGATATTGAACGGCCCAGCATAGAATTAATAGGAAATATAAATAATGGCTAAAGATAGCAAAAAACTTATTAGATACACAAATCGCGATTTTAAAACGATTAAAGAGGGCTTGGTAGAATATACAAAAAGATATTATCCAAGTGTTTTTAAAGATTTTTCTGAAGCCAGCTTTGGTTCAATGATGCTTGATACTGTGGCGTATGTTGGGGATGTTCTTTCGTTTTATTTAGATTACCAGGTAAATGAGTCTTTCTTGGATACAGCAGTAGAATATAATAATGTAGTACGTCTAGGGGAACAGGCTGGCTATAGAGAAATGCTTAGATCAAATTCTTTTGGTCTGGTTACGCTTTATGTTCTGGTTCCAACGGACCCGAATGGTACTGGCCCAGACATAAATTATTTACCTATTTTAGTAAAGGACACTAAATTTACTTCTAAATCTGGCCAGGTTTTCACTTTGCTTGATAACGTCGATTTCGCCAATTCTGATAATGAGGTAGTTGTTGCCACAAGCGATACAACCACTGGCGTCCCAACTGCTTTTGCTGTTAAATCTTATGGAAGAATTGTGTCTGGTGAAATGAAACAAGAAACTATTAATGTTGGAGATTTTAAAAGATTTTTAACTGTATCATTGGCGGATCCAAACATAACAGAAATAGTTTCAGTAACCGATACCGAGGGTCATGAATATTTTGAAGTCGACTATCTTTCACAGGACACAATTTTTAGAACAGTAATTAACAAGGATCCAGATACGAGAGATAATGTACCTAGTATCATTGTTGCTGCCTCTGTTCCGCGCCGATTCACCGTTTCGAGCCGCGCCGGCCAAACTTCTTTGAAATTTGGATATGGCTCCGAATCTTCTTTAAAAACAGATAATATAACTCACCCCTCTAATGTAGTGTTAAAAATGCATGGTAGAGATTACGAGACCGAATCTTCATTTGACCCGTCCAAATTATTAGAAACTGATAAATTTGGAGTCGCGCCAGCAAATACTGCTTTGAGAATTACTTTCAGAACTAATTCTTCTTCAAACGCCAATGTAGCTACAAAATCAGTTACTAATGTGGCTAGCCCGATATTTATTTTTAGTGAAAATGCTACTAATCAAAATAAAATTAATTTTGTCAGGGGTGGGTTGGAAGTAACAAATGAAGATCCTATTACTGGAGATGTTTCGCTTCCCTCTCTTGGGGAACTTAAACAGAGAGTTAATGACGTCTTTGCTACACAGAATAGAGCAGTGACAACCGAGGACTATGAAGCCATTGTTTACAGGATACCACCAAAATTTGGGAAAGTTAAAAGGGCAAAAATTATTCGTGATGTTGATTCCTTTAAAAGAAACTTGAATTTATATTTGCTCACAGAAGATTCAGATCAAAATTTGATAGTTTGTAGCCAAATATTAAAAAACAATATTAAAACTTGGCTAAACCACTTCAAGATGATCAATGATACTATTGATATACTTGATGCAAAAGTTATTAATATAGGTATAAAATTTGTTGCTGTTACCAATTATGATCAAGATAAGTTTGAAGCTCTTAATGAATCTATAAAAGCAATTCAAAAAGAATTTGTGCAAAAGCTCGACCTCGGCCAACCAATCTATATTACAAAAATATATGATATATTAAATGAGCTTGATGAGGTTGTTGATGTCACGAATGTCCAAATAGAACACAAAGTCGGAGGCTTGTATTCTGATTTTTCATATGATATAAATGAAAACATTTCAGCCGACGGCCGTATATTATATGCACCTGAAAATGTAGTTTATGAATTAAAATATCCGAATCTCGATATTAAGGGAACTATTAAGTAATGGCGATTAAAAGATATAAAGCATCAAAAGATAACACCATAACCAATGCTTATAAATTAAATTTAAGTACACGCGGAACCGGTTCGAATATGGGAGCTTCTGATATTTTAGAAGTATTTTCGATATATGGCCAGCAGACAACTTCTTCAGCTGAACTCTCCCGTATACTACTTCAGTTCCCAGTTGATACAGTTTCAGCTGATCGTTTAGCAGGCATAATCCCAGCAGTAGGAAGCGCTAGTTTTTATTTAAGAATGTTTAACGCGCGACACTCTGAGCAGCTCCCAAAAGACTTTACTGTGAATGTGCTGGCAGTTTCACAATCCTGGCAAGAAGGATTTGGTCTTGATATGGAAAGCTACACTGATGAAACTGAAGATGCCATAGAGGGCTCGAACTGGGTAAATAGAGATTCAAATCCGGTTGCCACATGGGATCAAATTGGCGGAGATTACCACTCTTCTTCTTATCTTGCTGGTTCTACAATGCCAAACTACACTTTTACTTTTAACAACGGCGATGAAAATCTTCTTCTTGATGTAACAACTGCAGTAGAGGAATGGCTAGATGGAACACAAGTTAATAATGGTTTTGGTATATTTTTAACTTCTAGTCAGGAGGCTCACACAACAGCCTCAGATAGTTCTGTGCTATTAAATGCCGAAGGGCAACAAACAAGTTTTTATACAAAACGATTCTTTTCCAGATCAAGTGAATTTTTCTTTAAAGTGCCCGTATTAGAAGTACGTTGGGATTCTCGGGTGATGGACGATAGAGGAATATTCTATGCTAGTAGTTCTGTTGCCCCCGCAGTAGATAATTTAAATAATTTATATTTGTACAACTATATTCGTGGGTCTCTCAAGGATATACCCCACAGCGAAGATTTAATGGTTAGTTTGTATGCGTCATACAATGATGGCCCAACTGGAAGTTCTTTGATCACCCCGGTTACAGCATCGAAGGTTGATACTGGCATCTATAAGGCCCAATTATCAGTCAATACTACTTCTTCTCTTATACATGACGTATGGTCTGGTAGCGCTGGGGGAGAATATAAAACTGGCTCAATATCCGTTAAGAGCTTTAATGATGTGTGTGTGCTTACTGCGAATGACTATCTGCAGCACACAACTAAGATCACTAATTTAAAACATTCATATGGTAAAGAAGAAAAGGCTAAACTTAGAGTATTCACCAGGCCTAGAAATTTTAGTCCAACAATTTATACTGTTGCTTCAACGGATATCCAGGGCTCTATAATTCCCAGTGCTTCATATGAAGTTATTAGAATGGCTGATGGTGAAACAATTTTTAATCATTCAACGGCCAGCGCTGATTATCATACTTATTTGTCTTATGACGAATCTGGAGGTTATTTTGATTTTGACATGTCTTTATTAGAGCCTGGCTATATGTATGCTTTTAAATTTGCTTATTTCTCCTCAGACGACTGGCGAGAACAGAAAGAATTATTTAAATTTAGAGTAGAGAGTAATTAAATTACAAAGTTGGGATTGAAAATATGAGCATTAAGGATTTATTTGATAAGGGCCATTCGCTAAAGTTTCTTAAAAATAAATCCCAAGATGATTTAGCTAAAGATTTAGAATCTGCAAAATATATTGATGAATATTCAACTAGAAGAGATAGATTTTTTCCAGATGTTGATTTTGCAACTGCTTCTAACTTTGCTCGTTTTGGGTTAGCTGAACTTTACTATGAAAATTCTATTAAAAGAATTTATCAAACCTACCCATATGATGGTTCATTAACAGAAAAGATTGAATGGGAAAATGAAAGTACCTATTTAGATCTTTTTATGTTTGAGAATGAATATCCTCGAACTAATGGCCATATAATTATTAATGGTGCGACAAGTACTTATACTGCAACTGAAGAAAGTAATATATATAGCAGTAGCCTCCCGCAGTATGTTCTTTTCCACGGCGGCCCTCATGCCGATGCATCGGGAGATTACAAAAATGATTTTTCTGCCGGCCCTTCAGGCCCAGGTGTAACAAAAGCCAACATATATGATGTGGGAACACAACAAACCAATAATCTTGAACTTGATCCTTCGAAGGGGGTAACTGTTGAGTTCTGGATGAAAAAAGATGGCTGGGCCTCGACTACTCTTCGAAAACAGGAATATCCTTTTAGTCTTGTTTCTGCTAACGGCGAGCATTTTTATTTAAGATATCATGGTCTAACAGCAACAGATAGAAGTAGATTCTATTTTCGAATTGAATCTGGTTCTGTGAGCGATACTGCTTTACTTGAAACGGGCCTATCGGATATTGCGGATGGTAATTGGCATCATTATACATTTACATTCAAGACGTACGGCTCTGTGAATAAAGTGAATTTTTATGTTGATGGGATTCATAAAGAAACTACGACACTTACCGTTGGATTGGTAACCGGTACTTTTGGTGGAACCCTTTCGGCTTCACTTGGCGCCTTGGCCGGCCCTGTTGGATCTAGTGCGGCACAGGGCTGGGGCAATGTAGTATCCTGCTCTTTCGATGAATTTAGATACTGGAAAACAGAAAGAGATGCACAACAAATTGGAAGATATTATAGAACTCAAATTGGTGGTGGAACAAACACTGATAACGATAAATATGATAATGTAACAAACAAAGTAGATCTTGGCGTCTATTTTAAATTTAATGAGGGTATAGTAGGAAATACTTCTACTGACTCTGCAGTATTGGATTATTCTGGAAGAATTTCTAATGGTAATTTCGTAAATTATAGTTCTGAATGCAGATCCACTGGATCAGCAATGGTTTTATCAACTGCTGCTGATTATGAATTTGAAGATCCAATTGTTTATTCAGATCATCCAGATGTAGTATCACTATTAAGTAACAAGATGGATGTTGGGTCAATGCACGATCATCTGAATGTTGCTTCCATATATAAATCAGTACCCGGGTGGATCCTAGAAGAAGATGAATCTGAATCTAGCCATTTAAAGTTTTTAACACAAATTATTGCTAGCTACTTTGATAATTTATATTTGCAAATGGAGAGCCTCCCGAGATTAAAAGATATAAATTATCCTTATGACAACAACTATGAAAAGCCCCTGCCTTTTGCTGATTATTTACTTGGTACACGCGGCCTTGAAACTCCAGAATTGTTCGCCGATGCTTCCATATTGGCAAAATATCTTCAAAGAGGAGAAAAAAAGCTTTATGAACAGAAACTTTATGAAGTAAAAAATACAATATACCAAAATATATATAATAATTTATCATATATACAAAAATCAAAAGGTACCATAAAGTCTTTAAGAAATTTTCTTAGATGTTATGGAATAGATGAAGAATTAATTAAAATAAATATTTATGCGGCTAATGACACATATGAATTAAAAGAAAATACTTCGCATGCTTCTGTAAAGAAGAAATATCTTGATTTCGATGATTTAGAAACAAGATTCGCCAGTACTGGATTGTATGATAACTCATATACTGCGACTGCTTATCAGTATTATGACTCGATAGACTCTAATTCAATATCTTATATTCCTGGGGTTTCTGCTTCTTTTATGTCTGGCGCCTCAATGACTTTGGAAGCAGAAGTAATCTTCCCTAAAAGATTTTTATCTGGTGATGACAACTACCAGTTGTTTCCCTCTTTAACTTCTTCTATCGCGGGCCTCCACGCCGCAGTAGCTGACAACGAAGATTTAACATACGCCACAGATAATACAATTAATTTTAATTTTGTTGTAAACAAAGGAAACAATGACAGGAGAAATGCTAGTTTTGCTCTAGTGAGTGACGGTTTATTGCCAATATTATCTACGTTGGAAACAGAAACTTTCATGGGTATATATGACAATGAAAAATGGAATTTAGCATTTAGATTAAGACCAACAAAGCATCCTATTGCTAACTTAGTTGATGGCAGCCTAGAAGAAGCTAGCACTGCTTATACTTATGAGTTTTATGGTGTCAATTACCTATCAAATATATTACAGAATGAATTCTCTTTGAGTGGTACGATGAGCCTATCCGATGCAGAAAAATTCTTCACACAACCAAAAAGAATTTATGCTGGTGCAACGAGAGAAAATTTTACAGGAAGTGTTTCTAGACATTCAGACGTAAAAGTTTCATCTGTAAAATTCTGGTTTGATTATCTGCCCAATGAAACAATTCGTGCTCATGGGAAAGATGCTAGTATATATGGCCCACTACACCCCTATAAAAATAGTAATTTTGCGTCCAGTCATACAGAATTATTCGATGATTTTATTCCGCAAATAGAAACTTTGGCTCTAAATTGGACACTTGACAGCGTAACCGGCTCAAACCCTTCGGGACAATTTTTAATTGAAGATTTTGCTTCAGGCTCAACCTCTGACCGCAATATATCTAGACATGGCTGGGTTAGTGATGTCGCCAAATATAATTACACCGGCCGAGGAGACTTTTTTATTGGCGACTCTGATTACGCTGATCAAGCAGTCGACGTTGAATTTGTGCACACGGCCAAACAAAAGCTTCCAGAAATTATTAATAGCGATGATTTTGTTAAAATATTAACACAACAAGATGAAGTAGTATTTACTCGGGATACAACCTATATTCAGCATCTTGTTTCTATTGAAAAGAGTATGTATCAGATTATTTCAGAAGAAATGCTGAGATTTTTTGCTACAATTGTTGATTTCAACAACCTTATAGGCGATCCTGTTAATCGTTATCGACCAAATTACAAGCGCATGGAAAAATTGCGAGAATTGTTTTTTGAAAAAGTAGAAAATGAGCCAGATTTAGATAAATTTATTGAATATTACAAGTGGGTAGATGATGCCGTCACAATGATGATCGCACAATTAATGCCGGCATCATCTAATTCTGTAGAGCTTCTTAGAAACATGGTTGAGAGCCATGTTTTGGAAAGAAACAAATATTGGACGAAATTTCCAACTCTAGATTCAGAAGTCAAAGATCCAATTTCTTCTTTGGTCGGTATTAATAAACTTTTATATAATTGGAAAATTGGACATGCCCCCCTGCCCTCCTCGCCGCTTTCACAGACAAAAAATCATCTTTGGTGGAAGGATAGAGCAGAAAGAGATATTGCAGAAATATCTTCAAGTGCACCAGGCGTAAATGATAATAAAAATTTATTATTGGAAAGGGTTACCACTGAAATAGTCACTTCTGGTCCTACATTAAAAACAATTGGCAACGCTAAATACGAAGTTTCTTCGTATATTCCGCGACGCCTTGCAAAACCTGTTCATTTGGATAAAGAACTTTCACTCAAGCTTAAAGGCGGCTCAAATCCAAAATATAATAATCGTCATGATTACTACAAAGGCGTTATTAAGTGGGGAAGCGATGATGACTTCATTTATTTAGATCTTGATAACGAAATATTAGAACAAGTTATTGAAGATGAAATAACACCAAATGAATTAAATAAAAAGCAATTTAGAGTAAAAGCTCTAACAATGCCAGCCGATGAAACTATGGATTCTAATGCCTTTGGCACGGGATTAAATGATTTAAAATATTCTGACGCAAAAAGCACTTTATTATTACCATTTAATATATATTCATCGTCTGTCGATACAGGGTATCAAACTTTATATTCTAATCAATTTAAACTTGATTTTACTAACATACACGATGATAAATACGGTTATAATGCAGAAATACCAATGCAGGGTCCATTTGCTGAAAAGTATGTTGGGGGCATGCAACATCGCCATATCGAATTAAACAGAGGCACTGATGGCCAATTAACAAGAGCAGAAGGGTGGCATTTACAGGAATTTTTAGATCAAACATCGACTGATATTCTTTTTACGGAAGATTTTGGAAATGCAACATCGGTCGGTACCACTGATGTTAAAATACTTGATTTGCCACTAGGCTCTACTCTTGGTGATCCGAGCCCATATGAATATTGGAAAAATGGCGTGGGAGCAGACAACTCATGGACATTTTTATCTGGCCCCACCCCGTCAGTGGGTACTGGTCCTGATGCCGGGTTGGACGCTGGTTATGCTTATTGTGAAGTTTTACCATCTAAAGTAGGACAGACTTTTGCGTTGGTTACTCCCTTGGTTGACTTGCTGGACGTCCAACCCGATGCCCGGGTAGTATTTGCTTTTTATTATCATATGTATGGCTTGCATATAGGTAATTTAAAGGTTCAAATATCAGGTGATCCGACATTTCAAACAAATGTTGAAGATGTTCCGATGCTCTGGGACCTTTTAGGTTCACCCTTTATATCGACCTACATTGCAGGCCAACAACAAACCAGCCCTTCAGATTCGTTTAGATATGCCTTTACTGCCTCTAATTTTATAGTTGAATATCTTAATAAATATTTAGGAACTCGTTTTTATATTAGATTCTTATATACTGCCGGCATTACTCATTTGGGCGACTGCGCTATTGATAGAGTTTCAATTCAAGTTAACGAGACTGGAAACCAGCGTAATTCGTTTAAGCTTCTTAATCCAACCTACGATAACCACCATAGACCAAGCGCAATATATACCCGCCAAGAATTTGCAAAACGTCCTGTAAACATTCGCAATATTCACATGACAGGCTCTTCGCCGACAACAGCAGGTAATTATTTAGATAGATATGAATATGTTAGCACCACTAGTCCAGAAGCAAATGATCCTTGGTTTATTAAACATGCAGATGAAATTACGTCGACAACAGCAGAAATTTTAGGTATTGGCACTGGCAGTATTGAGGAAATATTAACTATAACTCCTGGTACAATTAGAACTGAATTAAAACGCCTTGACTATGATTGTCTTAATAAAGATTATCTAACTGGTTCTATAAAAAATAGAACGAGATTCAAAAATAGATTCAGCTCCCTAGGTGGTTTTGAAATTATGTCACGAGGGTTCTTGGATCCTGCTCATGAAACTTATTCTGTCTACAATGCGATGCCATGGCGAAATAACTGGGGCAGAAAAGTATATAATACGCAACTTCAAGCACATATGGGCCAATTTGGTGTTAGCGTCCACGGTCCAAGTACTGATTTTGCGAGGGTACATGGTTCAGAAACAGTAGGCTCTATCAACGCACTTGATTATACAATTACTGGCGATGCATCAAAACACAAAGTGCACAGAAATAATATTGAGAGGCCATATCTCGTTGTTTCTAGCTCTGTTCCCATGGTTGGAGATACTGCTGTCTCACTCAACGGCATAGCGCAATGTTATGTTATCGATGATGACCCTTCTCTTTCTTTTGGAAATGGGGTTGTTGATTCTCCATTTTCTCTAAGCGCATGGATTAAAGCAGATCTCACTTCCGAATTTGCGATTTTCAGCAAAGGATCCGACCCCACATGGGAATACACGTTCTATGTTTCCGCCGGCACCGACAGTCTTTATTTTATTGTCACCTCTGGCGGCACCTCGACCGAGTGGGTGGGTCAGTCGACGATTGCCAGTCTAAATAGTCATATTTGGTATCATGTTTGCGCAACATATGACGGCTCCTCTACCACTTCCGGTATTAAACTTTATATCAACGGAGACCTCGCCCCTGCGGATCCTACGACAAACGGCGCCTATATAGCTATGAGCAATACCTCTGAAGATCTTGATATAGGTAAAAGGGACACAGACTATTCTTCTGGCTCTATAGATGAGCCTAGTATCTGGGGAGTTGAGCTGTCAGCCGCAGAAGTATTAGAACTATATCAGGGTGCCGACTGTTATGATACCGTCGTCGCTGGCCCTGGAAATCTTGCAAATCATTCTCAATATAATAATTTAATATCTTGGTGGCGTATGGGCGATCTCGATGATACTCTTGTTGGCCCCGATCTTATGGAAACATTCGACAGAAAAGGAAGTAATGATGCAACCCCTCCCGCTGGCCAGCGCCCGAAGACCACTCCCGGCCCAACCCCCGGCAGCTGCGATATAATCACAGCAGAATTTAAATCAACATACGACAATGCTTTCATTTCTCATATGATCCCGAGAACAGATAAACAATATGCATGGATAACAGGATCAATAATTTAGGG